TGTCGAAAGACGGGTACCGATGAAGTCTCTGTAGGTTGAAAGTTACGACCATACAGCCAGGGGCCACTAAAACTAACCTGTGATAATTTATTCAAAAACCACAGATAGTAGCCTCGAGAATCGACAAAGGGCCTCTTATATGTACTTGGTACATATGCGAGACACTGATATTGCCGATCGCTGTTATGGACACGGCCGAGTTTATCTATACGCCTACGGAGAAGACCTAGACTTTTTGCCTTATCAGGGTTAATCCATATACCTGAAAGGGTACTTTCGTTGAAAGGAACCGAAGGCAACTTGTAACTCCCTACAAGGGAAACAAGGAAGCCAAGAAGGCTACTTCCTGGAAAGGTAAGGGATGCCATTGTATTAATCAAATGGCACATACTCGCCTTACGCGAGTCGATGCCCCGGATATACTCCGGAGTAACATCAATCCCGTTGTAGTAATCCGCTCCGCAGGACTCTCTAAAGGGCCCTGATGAGAAGGATTTTTCTTCGTTAACGGTAAAGCCTAGGAACCCTGTTAGCTCCCTGAATGATTCTAAAAGCTCACTCTCTATGATGACATCGTCACCATATACTTTGAACCTCTTCGAACCACAAGCATAACAGGCAGCAGCAAATATCAACGTTTCAATGCAGAACGTACTTCCATTTCCCATTGAGGAAAACTTCTCATACGTTCCCCTGCCAAACTTACCCCGATACTCCTTCGAACGAAAATCGTCGAGGATGCTGAACCAGCCAGTAGGAAATAATAAACTGACTGCGTTATAGCTTATAGTATCGGAGGCTGCGGAAAAGTCTACGGTCGCAAGTGCGCCGTCTACCGATCCTTGCCTGGCAAGACGTTGATTTGCAGACTGGTCGCGCAGATTGATACCAAGCTTTTTGAGTTTACGCTTGGCATACGTATCAAATGCTAGCTGTAGGGGTAAATTCCCTTCCGGCTCACATGCGATCGTCCGATCTGTCTTCCAGTTCTTCGGAACAAGCTCAATCCTATTTGTCTCAGTAGCCCACAAACGCCAGCGCTTAAAACCAAACAATTGGTAAAGCGCTGAAACGTAAGGCCGCGCCTTATTCGTACAGAACAGGCGCAGCTCCAGCTTTAGCTGGGGAAGGCTATTTCGTCTCGAGGACTGGGCAGTAGCTCCGGAAGTAACCCTAATCAAATGGGGTATCTCCCGTAAAAACTCATTTGGATCTCCTAAGATACTACGTATTAAACGTTGCATTGAGAAGACCCTTTCACGAATTACGGCCGATGGCCAACGTGTTGGGAATTGAAGACGTATATTTGTTTCTCGGCATTTGCCCTCGCTTTCAAAGAAAGCTTTACGGGCTGCTTCGAAGCATACGTCCTTCTCAGCAAATAGTGCATTCTTTTTAAAGAACGCCTCAACTTGCCTTAGGAATCTCCAGTCTTCGACACTATGTCTATGCGTGTCGAAATTCGAGCTACTTTCTGATAGCCCCTTGAGGTTTCTAGACCGCACATAACCTAGTACGGTTTCGATAAGCCCGGGGTCTACCAGACCATCATGGTCAGTACAATAACATCGAGTTATCTCATATGCTATCTGTTGAAGTTCCATCGCGGAATCTCCTTTCCTTAAAGGGTGGTTATTCTTTATCTTCAGAGTCACTTTCGTGACCATCAACATCAAGGCTTTCGATGTTGACAGAGGTTTCCTTATGCTTTATCGCAACGCCTCTTAAGGCGCAGCTAAAGTAAAGGATTCCCAGAAGATAAAACAGTAATAGAAATATAACTATCCTGCTCAATCTCATGTTGATCTCCTCCGACTAAGAATTAAGTTAACCACTCTTGTGTGGCTATGGAATTAGCAAACTCATCACCCGCGATTATGTCGCGAAAGATGACAAGCGCTGCTTCCACGTCCGCAACTATACCAGTCACGGGCATCCTCACAATTGCCTCTAAGCTGACCTTTTGAGCTAGAATCGTTCCGTCGCTGTCTTCAGTTGAAGATAATACTTTCATACTGTATTCTGCAACAGTCTGATTCCCCTCAGGGACCCGTCTCTTTTCTATTACAAGCCTCGGCTCTTGAGTCGTATGGCCTGTATAAGTAGACGTGCGAGAGTTTCCATAATTGGAAAACCCGGCGAGTGCGGTAGTCATTGCCGCCATGTTTCTACCTCCTTATATCCGCTGAAGTATTAATGCTATGAAGTCTAAAACCTTCAAGCAATTAAGCTTCACGATAAAGTGTGGAACTATCGATAACTGACTAGGTTGTCGATACGCAATAGTAGCCGTGCAATTAGCGGTCTGCGATTGTAGACCACTAACAAAGCTAGACTTGGTCTCACCGATTTCATGGTGATACGTTCGTGTAACTTTGACTTGGTAACCAGCTGATGCTGTATACCTGCCAGCACGACAAGCGTAAGTGATTCCAGCGATCGTCCGTCCTACGTTTAAAACCCAATCAATTACAAAACTAAATGGGATTAACTCCCAAGCAGTCTGTAATGGGTTAAATTGTATAAACGGAATTTCAATATCGCTAGTCACACTTCCCCTGAGCGAGACCTCTATTTCATCATGGATCGTATGATCAATGAAGAAGTCTGTGTGCTCAGTTGTCCATGCATCGTCGAAAGTGGTAGAATAAGTTGTACCACTTCTCTCACTAAACCTGGTTCTTTGCTGTAACAAATCAAACAGCGCCGTATTAAGACCTACAATATCGTAGATCAGAACACGCCACCCGTAACGGGTGGAGAGCCAAGAATTATTGAGGTCCCGCCAATTTCGCGGGAAGTCCAAGCGAGCAATGCCACGCGCAACATTTTTAAACATGCGCACGACTTGCTTAAACTCGGCGACGAAGGTAAGCGCGTCCCATCCTTGACCATAGATCTTGGCCATTGCTTCCGTGACGTAAGTCTCATCAACGTCAGGAATGTATGGCTTAAGACTATCGGCCGTAAGAATCCAGTCGGTTGCATAGGAGCTTAAAGGATCGCTCCAAATGCGGCCCCCTCCGGAAACCGTGTAATCACGGGTGCCGTTGGATTGGCCAGACCGGTTAAAGGAATACCAGGGCGTATGTGGTAATAATTCGCCCCGCGCAAACCGCTTGTGGAAGTCGGGAATGTCCCAACCAATATAATTGCCCACGGAAGTTTCCGTCATGCGATTATACTCCCCTGTTTTATAAGGGGCCCCAGAGGGGGGGTCGACCCAATGAGAGACGAGAACATAAGTATCTTCGCCTCCTTCCCCGACACGCTTTACTAAATTGTGTGCGAACATGAACTGCGACATAAGGTAGCTCCTTTCAGAGCTACTTAAAGACGCAGCTCCCGAGTTAGCCCACCGACCATCCACGTATGTCGATGGTTGGAGCCTTTATGGACACAGCTTTCGCTGTGCTCTCCCC